CCCGCTTGGGACAATTTTAAGCTGTGATTATGGCTTTTAACCCCTTTAAGGTCCGACAATTTGATCAAATCAGTTTGTCTTTCCAATAAGGTAATCACACGAAAAACTGTGAGGGAGTTAGTGAGTTCTCACTCGACTAACCTCATAGAACGATTACAAACCCCGAATCTTGGTCACCTAAGATCTTAATGAGAGCTTAAGTTTCCTTTCTTTATTTTTCTAATTAGATTGCTCTAATAGCGAGTCTTCTTGATTTACCAGTGCGTAACTAGTAAACCAAGTCTCTTAATTATTGGGCTATATCTAAAATACCTCTTAACTTGGTCTCTTCCTTTTAGGAGGAAGACCTAAAGCTGCTCTACGAGCATTATCCCTTTCTTCCTTAGATAAATGACTTAAATCGGGACCTGAAACCGAAGTTGTATCAACTGACGATTTCATAAAACCTGGTTTTAAGAATTTATCAAGTCCGAATTTTATAAAATTCTTCTGTTCGGTAACAGGAACTTCCTTAGGAACCTCTTTTCCGTTAAGTCATAAAGACTTAACTTGAAGAGCTTTCTTAGCGACGTTACTGTCCTTTACAGTATCATTTATAAAATCTAGGATTTTAAGAGGATTATCAACTACTTCTTTCCGGAGATCCTTAGGGTCCCGGAAGAAAGTAAGATCTGTCCAAGTACTTTCAAGATCTCTTTCTAAGTCAAATAATTGACTAAAAGAAAGTTTCTTGAACTTACTTGTCTCTATAAATTGATCTCATTCCATATGCTCTAATGCATTAAAGAATCTCTCTAATTCTGAATATTTATTAATTTTAAAATTCAGCATTATTGACATATTCTCAAAGCAAGAAGCAGGTGGAAATGTAAATCTGGAGAAATCCGGATTCTTTATTTCTACATATTCTGGGAAGAATCAAGAAAGAACATTTGTATAAATTATTCTCTCTTTTCAACTCAGATCATATAGATAACCAGAATCTGGTTTCTCGCTATTTACTAGAGGTACCAAGAATTTCCAAGCTGGTTTCAATTCATTCACAAAATAGTTATCGGACATTATTCTTTTGTATAATCGCTGACATCTCAGCAATAATGCAATTTTATAATTGTCCTCCGCTATTTGAGCGAATCTAAAATTCTTATGAAAATCCAAAGTATCCGTATCGATATCAAGTTTCTGACCAGATATAATTTGGTCAAAAGCTTTGATTAATCGTTTCGAATCAACTGAATCTATTTTCTTTCCGAAATAAGATCAGGGATTTTTATAAAAATTAAAAAGTGAAATCAGTTGGAGTCATGTTATACCTTCCTTATTCAAACATTTTTGAGTAAGGAACCCTATAATAGAGTGTATATAAGCGTTTTTCTTAGAATGTTTAAGTGATTGAACAAGAAGGAAAGATCTTTTTAGATTTTTCCCTATTTTTCTATTCGCTAATTTTGTTGCAATGCTCAGTCTTCCAAAAAAGTTATTATTACTAATAAACTCCTTGAAAGATCAAGCAGAAACATCAAAACCATAATAAGAAGTTCGCTTTGCAAACTCTACTACAGGTTTGGAAGATATAATACTCTTTGATTTGTTTATAGTAACTCCTAACTTATCACATAAAGATAAGTAGCGATTAGCTATATTCTCCTCAAAAAGTACAATATCATCACCAAGTACAACATACTCGGCATATCAACCTTGGAATGTGGGGTATTCCATCTTATAGCAATATTGAACCATCATATGATGTAATAAGTTCAACATCGCTCAAGATGAAAGTGCTCCCATAGGTTGTCCAACTTTATAGTAGTAATCTCCTTCTAATATTTTATAAGAATTACGATTTACTCTATAAGGTCGATCAACCAGTATCTTTAATCAGATATCTCCGAAGTTCGATCCAAACAATCCGTTTAATAATTTGGCTTGACACTCTGCAGGCAACCTATCGGTTGCAGCAGAAAGATCAAAACCAAAGGAAGCATTATACTTCAATGATAAGGATTGAGCATATGAAAATGCCTTTTCCTGATCATGAGTACCATCATTTGGCAACTTATGAAATATATCAAAAAGTTTCAAATGTAAAGGTTTTAGCAGTGATTGTGTTATTACATCAACCATCGCAAAAACCCTTAGCTTCCCGGCTGCCTCTTCTTTGAAAGCTAACCGCCCTATAGGGGCAGTAGAACCTTCAGAGCTTTGGAAGCCTTTACCGTCGCGAATCATATTGGAGAACGAGGAGACATGATCAATAGATCACTCCAAGTTTGAAAATACAGTTCTCAGAAATTCAGAAGAAGTTAAGGAAATATACTCATTAATTGAATTAAAAACAATAGAATTTGCTTTTAATGAATTAAATGAAGTAAAAATTCCTTTTCAACTCACCTTACTAGAGGGACTAGATTTTTGAATTGGCACAAGCCTTTTCACTTCTAATTCCTTAAGATCAAATTTCAAAGAAAAATTTGTAAGAATTTTTTTAGAATAATTTTCTAAAAAATAATTAAAATCGTTCAATGATTTCTGATCTCCAGTAAAAGGATCAGTAATAGTATTTATCTTTGGATTAAAATCTGTTTTAAAAACTCTATAAATAGAGAACAGAGTTAATCAAAGACGAATAACTGTTAAAGATCCTCGACAAATCGAGGCTCGGTCAGCTAATTTAATACAATTAGGTAGACCGGACTTCGAAAGTCTGGGTAAAGGTAAGTCAGGTTCAATCTCTCTCAAACTTGAGAAAGGTTGTCCCGCTATCTTTTTCTGAACCGCTAGTTGACAAGCTTTTAGATATTTTGTTGTCATAATTTCGCCGTGGTTCTTATTAAATTTAATAATGAACTGGGCAAAATTATGCATCATTCTAATACGGTTAGTCTCTTTAGTGTTATTAAATATGGTTTGGAGGATTCTCCTACCAATATCTAGGAACACTAACTTCAGATGTTTTTCATCTGAAAGTGAGATCATACTACCCGCCTTGTACACAGTTTTATAAAGCTTAAAATTTTTAAAGAAAGATGTAGAAAAATTATTATTTTTTTGCATTTTATTTAAAGCATTTTAAGTCCTGAGTCTTTCGACTGGGAAACTCACTCATATCGAAAGGAAATTGGATATTTGATTATAACTTTTAAGAGGTATAGATCCCTCTATTTTATAACTGAATTTAATCCTAATGTAAGCAGGGTGGCTTCTCCAATGATATTAAATCATTGAAGGAATATATAAAACCTAAATACAGGAGCGAGTAGTACTTACGCTGATCCCTCTCGAAAGAGGGGACGTCAGACCATAAGGTACTACCCGAATAGATTGATAAAAAGATATCAAGCTTCTATTCTAGCTTCGGAACACATTAAATCAAGTCCTTGAGAGCACAGAAGTTAAATTCTGTCTCAAGAAACTCAAGATAATGGTTACATAATTTAGCATAAATTATGTTTTCCAAG